TGAAGTAGCCCTTGCGCTGTGGGGCCGGGGAATCCTTGTAGAACGGCGAGCGCATCTTGATGCCCATCAGGCAGCCCCCCAGGTGTTGACGCGGGGCGAGTAGAAGCAGAGCAGCAGCGCGTCGGCCTTGTCAGGCGAACGTCCATACCGCTTCTTGAAATCAGCCTTGGATTCGATCTTGCGGCGGTCATCGGGAGTGTATCGGTATTGCCTTCCCGCCAACTCCTGCATGAGGTCGGGATCGTCGGGGATGTCGATCCTGTCGATGGGCAACGTGAACCATTGCTCGTCCGCGCAGGTCGTGTATCGTTTCGCGTCCGCTGGCTTGCCGCCATTGTGGACAGGGAGCACCTTGGCCCCCATGTCGCGCAACTTGTCCGTCACCCCGCCGCCCACGCCGTCGTCATCGACCTTGATCAGCACGGATGGATCGCGCCCCACCATGTCCCATGCGGCGCGCGCGACAAGTTGCGTGTCAGCGCCCTGGAATGTCTTCGATCCGATGATCTTGATTCCCTGGCGTTTGTAGATCACGCTCCGATCATCGCCGAACCGCGCAACGTCGATGCCAAGTTCAACCACGCCAAACTCGCTTGGTTCAACGGTGCGATCCATCGCGGCTCGGATCGCGGCGCGGCTGATCACAGACTTCGTGCCCTGCATCCGGGGCGCGCCCTTCCAGATGTGCTCGGCGAGGTCGGGGTCGCGTTTGAAATCCTCGTCCATCTCCGTCTGCAGCTCGGCAGTCCACCATGGATTATCGATGGCTCCCGGCTCAAGATCGACAAGGATCATGTCGTCCCGCGTGGATCCCCATGACCGAGCGATAATTGGATCAATCTCCTCGTCCGGATTCATGGAGAACCAGAGTTCCGATCCGGGCTTGCGCAGTGTCGGAATGAGCACGTCGAGTGAGTGCGCGGTCACTGACTGCGCTTCCTCGATCCAGAAAATATCGAAAGACTCAAGGGATTTAATCTGGTCGGAGCGAAGATCGGAGATGCCCCGGAAGATTATATGCGTTCCGGTACGTGGACAGTCGATGTATTCCTTGGTGACCATCCAGCCCGTGTACCTGAGCCGGTCGATGCTGTCCCGCAGGAGCTTCCAGACTGACTCTTCAAGGGTAAGCTGCACCTCACGAAGGGCAACGATGTGCTTGCGTTCGTAGTTTCCGAGCTGGAGCAACAGGCTTCCGATTGACCAGGACTTCGCACCCGCTCCGCGTCCTCCACGGCAGCCCTTGATCCGGGCCGGATTCCGGAACGCCTCAAGCTTCGGCGACACCCGCTCGCGCTCACGCTGCTCCCAGAGTTCGATCAGCTCGATCTCTTCGGACTCAGTGAGGCCGTGCCTGGTCGCGGTCATACGCCCGCCTTGGCCAGGATCTCGGCGATCCGTGCGGCGCGCTCGGCTGGTGCCAGGCTCGCGGTTTCAAGCGGTCCGCCGTCCTTGCCTGTCAATTCAACGGACTGTGTTGGCGTGCCCCATGCCCGGTTCAGGATGACCTCAGCCGCGCGGATCTTCTCGGCAGGTCGGGTCTTCGCTCCGCGCATGACAGCGGCAAGTGTCTTGATGGCCTCAAGTGACAACTCACGAGTAGCCTGCTTGATCTCATCGGGAACTTTTGGACGCCCGCCACCTGGATTACCCGGCTTGAAGGATGTGCCGTTTGCATGCCGATTTACGGGTTTAGGTTTAATTGCCTTCGAGCGCGCTTCCCCGGCGCCTTTGGGTTTGCCCTTGGTTGCCGGGGAATCTTTGCTTCGCGCCGCTCGGGTATTGCCCATGATTCATGGCATAACGATTTATTTATCATCACGCAAGAGCCGTCAATTGGCACGAACTGGTACGAACTGGTACGAACTGGTACGAACTGGTACGAACCGAACCAATAATTCGTAATAAATCGTATCAGATCATCCCGGAATGAGGGCTTGAGCCTCTGTGGTTGCCCGTGGCGTGCGCATCCACTCAGGCTGGATCGGTTTCTTCAAGGCATCCCGGCGCTCCCTCTCGGCCGTTGACCTAACGAAATATATCGGCTTGGGATTCCCGTCTCGGTCTTTACCGATGTGCCTGTCTAAGCAACCCTTCACGCATTCCTGGTACGACAGGAAATGTTTCTCAGTCAGTCCGCCGTATTTCGCGTAGGCGTCTCGTGTCTTTGTCCAGCCAACCTGGAATCCGCAACGAGGGCATGAGTCGAAAAGACTATGGTCAATCTTGTCGTCGTCGCTTGGACACATCGTGTACTTGAATTGGTTTCCGCAGGCATCGCAATACCAATCCTCGGCCGGGACAAACCGGGACTCGTGGAATCCAATGCCGAGTGCCGTGCAGGATTCCGCGAGGTCAGAGACGCCGACCTTGAAACTGGCCTTGTTGTTTTCGATCAGGTGCTCAAGCACCAGGTCTCGATCCGCCTCGCCCATGGTTGAGATCAGTGCCCGCATCCGCTTGAGCACGGCGTCGGGATACTTCCCTTGCGCGAAATATTCGGTTATCTCGTCGATCATGGATTCCGGGGTCATGACGTTGCCACCTTGTGCCGGGGATGCCAGGGATTCTCACGCGCCTCAGCCTCGGTGAATCGTCCAGAGGCGATGAGTTCTCGGACTCGCGCCTCAAGCCTTTCCGTCTCTCGCTCATCGTGTTTCAGGGATGACGCTGCGGAAGTGGTTGAAGGGGAACCTTTGGAGAATTCGTTGCCCTCCCACGTGCGGATAGCGGCCTTCCAGTCCTTCATCGCGTTTCTGCCAACCCGCCATCCGTTCGATTCGTAGTAGGCCAGCCAGCGACCCGGATCGACGGAGTTCTTCCGTTCGGCGCAGTATGCATGGACTTCCTCCAAGTTCGGTTTCTGGAACTTGGGACGAGTGGGAGCGGCAGCTCTCTTATCCTGTTCCTGTTCCTGTTCCTGTTCCTGTTCCTGTTCCTGTTCCTGTTCCTGTTCCTGTTCCTGTTCCTGATTAGGCATAGCCTTTCGGTAACCCTTTGCGAAGGCTTTCGCGAAGGCTTTCGCGAAGGCTTCGCCTAAGCCTTTAATCTCTTGCTCTATATAGTCAAATGCTTCGTCTTTCAGGCCACATTCAGGCAACAGATCGAACTCCTTGCCCCATGCAGTGACCACATTGGGCGACTCAGGAGGATTATGCTTCACAGCGTTCGGAAGCCATATCAAATGGGCTTTGAAGTCGGCTTTGACCATGCCTTCCTGAAAGGCTTCCCGAAAGGCTTCCCGAAAGGCTTCCAGCGTCCAACCAAGCTCTTCGGCCATGGCAGCCTGACCCGTCCTGAAAAGTCCTGGGATGATCCCGGTATGCGGCCCGGTGAGCAAGAAAAGCCATAAGGATTGCCCAGAGGGTTTCATTGGTGTCAGGTTCCGGAACTTTTCATCTGACCACAGTCTGACTTCAATTTTCCGATATCGGCTCATTGTTTACCTCAATGTCTGGGAAATAAAGATCAGGCTCATGCTTCGTCATCTTTTGGATCGGCCCGTGGGAGACTTCCGCACTCGTCGCCCAGGTCGGTCATGAGCTCGTCCGGGTCATCTGAGTAGACGCACATGAGCGATCCGATGATCTGGCGCATCTCGTCAAGACCTTCCTTGAGGTCGGGATAAATGTCGAAGGTTCGGCCCTCGATGGCATCGTGGTATCCGTCCACCACATGCGTGTATGCCCGCGCCAATGCTCGGCGCAATCCGTCCATGTTGACCTTCATCCCCCCCCCTCCTTGCCGAGCGCGGCGCGGGCGATCCTTGCCATATGGGCAATCAACGGCCCCTGCGCCATCATGTGGTGCGAGTCGTGCTCGATCTTCTCCAGCGCCTCCCGCAGTCCAAGGTTGTCCTCATACCACCGCTTGGCATTGTCCCGCTCGATCTCGTAGACCTTGCGCCACTCATCGTCATCGAGTCGGGCTTGCAGTCCAAGATTGGCCTCGACCAGCCTCTCCACCCTGTCGGCCATCAGACGGCAGGACTCGGCGGCGGCGTCACGCTCGGCCTCCAACTGATAGATTCTCAATTGCCGCTTGGTGCATTCCTCGTCGAGGTCGTCGGAGTGCTTCTTTTCCTGGCGATATGCGGCGGCGAGTATG